CGGCGCGCGAGGGGCGTCGCTCACTACACTCATTGCCACCTTTGCTGACATGTGTGTGATTGTGGACATAGGTGGAGAGAGGCGGTCTGTGGGCCTCGTCGTCGCTCCAAATATAGTGCTGACGTTCAGGCACTTTACGCAGGATGCTACACCAGCGTCCATTCGTGCCCGTTTGTACAAGAGGCTGAGTGGCGGTGGGGTCAGTGTTGCTGGCGTGCACCATGTACCCGACGCCGACTGGTCCTACCTCCTGCTTCATTCAGCGCTCCCCGTTAAGGAGCTGAGGTGGGCTGACTGGCCCGACCGCATGGTTTTTGGTCAGGGATTCTTGCTGTATGTTTCGACGAGCGGCGAGCCCGTGCGAGTGCTCGAGGCTAGTGCTATCGAGATGAACAGCCCAGGACCCAAGCGGGATGGGGTTGTTTATGGAGCAGCAGACCGCAGACTGCACTTGTCGGGTTTGGCGCCCGGCACGGTTTCGCCTGGATGTTGCGGATCGATTTTTGTGATGGGTGGCCAGGTGATGGGTGTCTTGCACGGTGGTTCCTTGGATGGTTCCAAGGCACTTGTGCAAAGGTTCCCTGACGTGAGGCACATGGCCCCATTGCAGGATTGGATGGCGGTGTCTGTTCCAACGTGTTTCGTCGTCGCAGACGAGATTAGCAGTCAGAGTTCCTTTAAGTGGGATAGTCCACCACATGGGATGATTGCTCTGAGCACGTTCGGACCCATGCCGAGATTTCGATCGTCGCTTGAACGCACGCGCGTGCACGATTACGTGGTGGAGCAGAGTCGTCTTATGGGTTTCCCGATGCGTGAGCCGGGTCGGATCAAGGTCGAGGTACCTGGGTTCGGCTCGCGCTTGAACTTCTACCATGTCTGTCTGTGTAAGAACCCAGATAGATATGAGAGGAATTTCACGTTCGGAGTTGCTAGTGAGATGTATGAGGCGGCGGAGCTTTACGGTGAGTACGTCTTCGACTTCCCTAGCGTGCAGCAAATGCAGTTTGGTGAGGTTTTCGAGGATGTTTTGCTCGGTGGCCCTTTAGGGTGTGTGGATCTGACTACGGCCAGTGGTCATGTCGATTTCAAGGGACCGAAGTCGCGGTACATATCTCGTGCGTCCGACGGCGGTTGGCTCGTTGATGCCGCGTACAAGGAGGCAGTGCTTGCGCAGTACAGGCGTATTGTTGACGGGGTCGAGTGGCCATCGGCAACCCTATTCGCTAAGGATGAGCTGCGTGAGCAAAAACCCGATGGGTCGTGGCCTGCTGCTAGACCTATCTATGGCAGCTGCATCGGACAGATCTTCTTGCTGAGGTCCATCTTCGCCGGGTTCATTGTGGATTTGTGCGGCAGTGTGGCCATTCGGCAGCGTAGTCGGGTGCTTTTGGGTATTAACCCGTTCAGTGAGGAGTGGGCATTGCCATGTGCTGTTGCAGGAAGTGGTCGTGGGCATTCGAATGATGGACAGTCCATGGACACATCCCACAACGTGCCGGCCAAGAGGGCATTTATTAAGCTCTTTTTGGTGTGGTGTTGCAAGCGCAACATTGAGTGCCCGTACAGTGCAGAGCGTCTTGAGGCGTTAATGGCCTACACTGGCATCAGGTTCGCTGAGATTGTGTTCTCGGCGTACAAGGTGTGCAGTGGTGTCTCAACCACGACGATTGAGAATTGCGTTTTCGCCATTCTCATTTGCGTCGTTGCGGGACGTAGGCTAGGGCGCAGCTTGTGTGACACTTTGGATGGGTGTGTAGCCTATGGCGACGACGTGCTTACGTCAAGTTGGCTCACTACCACCATGCAGTGTGTGTCCATGGAGATGGGCCTGAAGATGAGCGATGAAAAGCTCGTCTTGCGGGGTGAGCGCACTTTCCTCAAGCGTGGGTTGGTCTAGCGCGATGGGAGGTACTTTGCCCCTCTTTCGATGAACTCTGTCTTGTGGTCCATGGCGTATTGGGAACCCAAGAAGAGTCTCACGGAGGAGATGCGGCAACACTCCGTTTTGAGGTCGGCGGCATTGGAGGCC